TGTGCCTGCAATCTTTGCTTCAACTTCAGGCACTACGCAAAGTAACTTCCACCCTGTTGGGGATGGCAGTGCACCTGCTTTTGTATCGTTATCATCATCTTCGTCAGGCTGTTCTACTGGCTGGATGTGTGGCGGCAACGAAATACCGGGGGGCAAAATCAATCCTGATTCAGTCTCGATCATGTGATTCTTCAACTTTCTGCTGCAGGTCAAGGAGATAACGCTCTGCAAGGGCTAGACCCGAAATAATCCCGCAGAGTTTTTGATATTCATCGAATGTTCGACATGCTCCACCGGCGATGTCGTCGGCGTAGTTGTTCATGTCAGTGCGTATTTTGTCGCGCAATACGCGTGCGAATTCTTGAATCATTTTCTAGAACCTTGGTTCCTGCTATTTTGAAGCGCAGCAGTTCGCGCTTGCAATTCCATTTGGGCTTTGCTCTTTGCAATGTCAGTGCCCATTTGGACACCGGCACGTTCTTGGTCAAACTGGGTTTTAGCTTGGGACTCTTTAATTTGTGCACCCACTTTGAGGGCGTCGAGTTCTAAGCGACCACTGACTTCTTGTTCTTTCAACTGCTGGGCATCCGCTTTGGCTGCGGCGTCCATCATGATCTTCTGTTTCTTTAATTCCAATTCTTGTTGCTTTAGTTGCAACTCTTGCATCTGCATCTGCACAATCGGATCTTGCGCTTGCTGCTGGGCTTGTTGCTGTGCGGCTTTGGCCTGCGCTTGTTGCATTACCTGTTGCGCGGCTTGCGCCATCATGCCGGACAAGGCAATCTCAATCTGCGGTGGCAACTTCTCGTCTTCGGGAGGCAGAGGCATACCCAACTGCTGCTCGATCTTCTGACGCATCTGATAGCCAACGTGCTCTGCAATGTGTGCAGTAATTGCACCCATGATCTTGGGGGCCTGTGGGTTCTGTCCAATGAACTGCTGGATCTGGGGATCTTGCAACAGCATCATGTGCACTTGAATGTGTGAAGCGTGGTCTTGATGCAGGAACGCTTTGAGTGGCGTGCCCTTGAGCGCGTTCTGATTCTCTTGCACAGGATCTGTCGGCTTCTGATCGTCCTCAATTGGCACAAGCTTTTCTGCGTTCTTGATGCCCAAGACGTTTAACATACCACGGTGAAGTTCTGGCAAGTTGTAAATGTCCGGAGCCATCTGCGCCATCTGAATCACAGCTTGGTACTGGATTACGCGCTGGCTCATGGTAGCCGCGTTAGGATCTGACACGGGGATGATGTCAACCTTGTCGTAGTCAGTCTTCTTTGCTTTACGTGAGCCGTACTCAGGATCGTATGTGTAGTCTGGATCGGTGTAGTCGCGGATGATGTTCTTCAAGAGCTTTAACTCTTGCTTCAATGCAAAGTGCACACGAGCCTGCACCGCAGTCATCACCTTTAATTGACGCTCTAAGAGAGCTAGCGTTGTACCGACAGGCGCGTTGGCGCTCATGTCAGACACCTTCATGTCAGCAGTCGCGGCAAAGCGGCGGCCTTCATCAACGATGGTCTGCATCAAGTTGAACAGCGTTGCGCTTGGCTCCTTGTATGGAAGCGGCAGTATGCTGTCACGGATGTTGCCAGAGGCTACGTCAACGTCTCTCCACTCACCGGGGGCGATTGGTGTGTCATCGCCTTTGATTCGCAAACCCCTTGACTTGAGTCCACCCGGAAGGTTAGATAACGTTCCTGCGTCGACCAACTGACGCATAAGGCTAGTGGCTGACTTGGCAAAACCACCGATAAGGTGGAAGAGTCCAAAACCATATGCTCCAAAGCCGGGGATGTACTGATAGTGCACAAAGTGCTGGCGCTTGAGTCTGAGTTCATCGTCTTCGTTCCAGTTACGGCGGATTGACAGGATGTCGTTTGTGCCTTTGATGATGGTGACAACGTACGGCAACATGATGCCGGTCTCTTCTTCCTCACCGTCTTCGTCCTCAGTCATGTCCTCGTAACCTTCAAGGTTCAAGTCCACATGGCACTCATAGATTGTGTAGCGGTCGTCGTTCAGATCATTAAAGCCAGTCTCTTTGTCCTTGGCTTTCTGAATGTCAGTACGGTCTTTGGGCGCATCAGGCAGGTCGATGTCCAGATAGAACCCAGCTTGCTGGAGTTTGACAATCTCGTTCTTGGTCTTGCGCATGACGTGCGTGACGCGGTAGCAAGTGTCCAGATCTGTCGCGCCGTATGGGAGCAACATGTCTTCTGCTGGAATAAACATGGATACCTGACGTCCCAAACTGGGGTCGTAGTACACCTTCTTAAACGCTGAACCTGTAGCTGGCAGTGACCACAGCATGCGCTCATGCTCAGAGCGGTACTCAGTCATGACTTCCGTCAACTCGTAGTTCATGTCCTCTTCGACGTTGGCTGCGATCTCTTGGTTCTCAGGCGTGTCTCTACCAATAATCTTAGAGCGCACAGGCCCTTGGGCTGGGAACGTCTCGGTAATTGTCTCGGCTTGGAAGCGCACAACGGCTTCTGTAATCATGGGGTGGAACACGCCGCAAGCGCCTTGCCATGGCTCAGTGCGCTCCTCTATCTGAAGACCCAGCAGCTTTAACCCGTCAACGTAGGTCTTCTCCCACTCTTTGCGTGACTGCTTGTCTTGGTCAATGTCCGCCATCAAGTCGCCGCCCATCGACTGCAAGGCACCATCGTCCATGTACTCGGCTAAGTTGTCATCAAAACCTTCTTCCTCTGAATCACCCTTGCCAATTGAGATCTCCATCCCGTCCACACCAATGGTTACTTCTTCAGGGTCAACAATCTCAATTTCAATGGGTGACTCTTGTTCGCCCAGCGCATCGATGCCCACGGGTTGTTGGTACAGCGCTTTGTCGATATTCGTTGCCATGTGTATTCCTAGTAGTATGCGTGTGTCTTACGGCGAAAGATTTCGGATTCGTCTTTCTCGTCCGTGTCCAAAGAAATAAAACCGCCTTGCCTAAAGCGTAGCAGCGCCTGTGTGGTCGTATCCACGAAGTCGTCGTGCTCTCCAACGGGGAAAGCCGCCATCTCTTCAATTACTTCCCGTGCCCAGCGTGTGTCGGGTGCCCAGACTTTACCACTGCTGAATAAATCCGCAACTGCGTTGACACGCACTGTCTTGTCGTTGCCCCTTGACGGGCTGAACTCTTGAACTGGGATTCCCATTGCCCTCAGTTCCTGAAGCAGTGGTGCGCCAGCGGCCTTCTTCTCCACAATGCACGCGTCTGGTTCCCACTCTCTGTAGTGTTTGAGCGCAACTTGCTTGAGTTCGGGAAACGCCATGCGATCTTTAAACGCATCCAGCAGTATTAGCTGGGGCGAGTCATTCTCTTCCTCGTTGTAGAAGATGCCCCACGTTGTACAGGCGGAATAGTCAGAGTTGTTCTTGGTTTCAAACGCCGTATCCCACGACTGAATGATGTATTCGCACTTTGGCGGGTCTTCAGGCTCCCAAATACGCCACATCTTGCGTGAGACGATGGCCGAGTTCTCCGCCGTGGGCTGCTGCATGTACTGCGCGTTCCAATACCGTGGGTCAATGGATGCTTTTGTGGATTTCAATGCCTCAAGCGGCCACTGCTCTGGCCAAAGAGACTTCTCATCTTCTCCCCCATCGTTCAGGATGGCCGGCAACTCTACAATTTCCCACGGAATTGCTTCTGGATTCCTAGCTTGGTAGTCAATCAGGCGCCCAGTCAGGTCTGTCCTGCTCCGAGTGAGGATCGTCAATAACGAACAGATCAGCACCACGACCAGCAAGAGCGCCCCCGACACCAGCAGCATAGTACTGACCGCCAGCGCTTGTAGACCACTTACCAGCCGCCTTCTGGTCGTCAGCCACCATGGTGCTTGGGAAAACTTCTCTGTATTCATCTGAATCAATCAAGTTACGGATGCGACGGCCAAAGTCTTCTGACAGACCCGCAGTGTGCGTGCCCATGATGATCTTTTTCTCGGGATATTTACCCAAAAAGTACGCAGGGAACAGGTATGAGGAGAACTCAGACTTACCCATACGAGGCGCGATGTTGATAATCACGCGTTTTTTCTTGCCCTCAACTACATCTGTAAAGATCTTAGCCAGCTTTCTGTGGTGGGGGCCAATCTTAAAGCCCGGATACACCGCTTGGGCAAACCCCAGCATGTTTGTTTTGGCTGCCTGCAGTTTGGCGCGGGACTCACGAAGCTCTAAGTCGTCAAAAAGCTCCATCTTTTCTCTAACACTCATGTGCGGCAGGGCCTTGGCCATGGCTTCTAGCTCCAGCTTGCTGAGCGTTGTGAAGTTTTCAGGCTTCATCTTTGTCTGCCGTAACGTCAATCACATCAATCACGCCCATGAACCTGTTGAGCTTCTCTTTGATTCGCGTCTCTAGCTCCACATCCGACATCTCAGTCTTCTTGACCTCCACCCGTTCGGTGAAGAGGGCAACTTCCGTGACCTTACCCAACATGTCTAGCGCCTTGAGCCTGATGCGTGCGTCTGGATGTTTGACTTCTTCTAGGATCTGAGCCACTGCGTAGCCCCGCAGTTCTTTGGCCTGCTCGACAAACGCCCAGTCATAGGCTGTAAGCATCCCAACCAAATGCTGCACTGCAGCAGGAGTCTTTAAATTAGCCAACGCTTGTTGCGTATTGCCCACAGGCTGGCCTGTCACGAGACTTGCAAAAGACTTACGGGCGGCTTCTTGTTCTGCCTTGGACTCAATCTCTTCGTCCTCAAGCTCTAAGTTCTTCAGCCACTCAGCCGTCTTGACTTTGGCGTCGATGACTTGTTGCCTCGTTGGTGTTAGTGTACACTTCTTTTCGGTGATGGCGCAAGTCATTGCTTCTCCTTGATGGTTTCAGTTGCCATCTTTTGCCCCGGCTCGCAAGGTCGGGGCATTTTTTTATTGCGCCGTGTCCAACGTTTGACATTGATCCTTGGGAATTTTTTATAATTTTTAGGGGGGTGGGGTGTTGGCGTTTGGGAATTGTGGGTGGGATTTTTGAAAATGCGAATTGCGGGTGAGGAATAGTGTTTATATACGCGTGGGTCGGGTCGCTCAATTAGGGTTGGTGGGGGGTGGGTGGGGTCAACGCCACGGCAAAAACGCCGTCCGCCAAATCACGAAACGCACCCATTCGGACAATAGAGGTATCGGTTAGGGATTAGCTCTAAGCGATCGGGGACATCTGTCCCTGTTCTTTTCAATTCACATCAAGGAAATTATCATGACTTTATCTACACACATCACCACAGCACTCTCACACGCATTGGCATACGCGGACGCTATCGATCTCGCTCGCAAGGACGCGAAGGGTATGACGCGTGACGCGGTGCGCGATGTTATCTTGCCCATCGTGGCGAGCAAGTTTGCGGTGACACTCAAGGATGGCGAGGGCAAAGCCAAAGGCACGAAAGTACTCGACAAGGATGCGGTCAAGTACGAAGCGGCTAAGAAAGCGGCTCAGAGATTATTGAAAGATATTTGCGGTGACGCATCGTCAGGCAAGCAAGAGGAGATCGAGGTGCCTGCTGAGTTGGTCGAGATGGCCAAGAAGCTGGCGAAGCTTGCTCAGAAGTACGAGGGTGCTCGTTCACTGGCATCGAAAGCAGTTGCGATTGCATTTGCTCAATAATCATCGGGACATTTGTCCCCGTTCTTCCCCGACACCGCACGAGAGAGGCTTGTGCGGTGTTTCATTTCTTGTCCAACCTAGGAGTTAATCATGAAACCATCAGCGGTCATCTCGCACATCGTGCTCTCAGTCACGCTACTCACATCCATCGTCACGGGCTTCTACTGCATCAACGAGTATGGCCTCGCACCAATGGGCGTACTGCTCACCGCAGGCGGGGCGTTCGTACTTGGCACTCAGATCATGCACATCATCACAGGAGAATAATCATGCGCTCATTCATACAACCTCGCATCAAAGAAGTCGGTATCGTCACCATTCGTGGGCGTGACTTCCATATGCAGACCATCAGCTACGGCTCACACCATCAGGTTCACATCTTCCGCAAGGGTGCATTGCATCTGCGTGGCATGGTGTTCGAAACTCAGGCACTCTACGATCAATGGAAGAACGGGATGCACCAACTCGACCTGCCCTTTTGATGGGGACATTTGTCCCCGTTCTAAGATTATTGAAAGGCACGAAGATTATTGAAGGGTGTCTGTCGTGTTTTTTCACGATGTCCGTGCGTACAACAAAAAGGAACAGCGTACAGACACCCCGCAACCCGCATGGATGCTAGCATGGCAAGTTTTGCGTCCAATACATATATCTTTTTATTATTATTTATATATATATATAAGGGTGTGTATAAGGGGGTGCATTTATTTTTCTTTGAGGCTTGTTTCTTTGAAGCCTTTTAGGACTTTTAAAAAAAGGCATATATCTGGACAGCTTTTAGCGCATTGTCTTACACCATGGGGCTTGCCAGCCCGCGACCCTCTCGTCCAATGTGATGTACACACGGACGCAACCTGCTATAATGTCCCTACCGCAACTTAAAGGATATGTAATCATGTACGAAAGCTACCTCAAACTCACATCAAACCAACTTCATATGCACCTAAGCAAGCGCAAGCTACATCCTGCCGAGATGAGCAAGATCAAGGATGAAGTGGCTCAGATGAAAGAAAGCATACGTGTGATGCGTATTGCACGCACGCACCGCAAGGCAGAGTGGGCATACCTCATGAAGCCCCTGCAATATGAACTGAACAACGCCAAGGTGGGGCGGAACTACAACGGGGACACTTGTCCCCATCGCATCGAAGCGTTCGATGCCTACATAGCTGTCATGGAAAAACTCAATAATGTTCTGACAGGACATCGATCCAACCTTGAGTACACACCCATTCAACTGGCACGTAGGAAGAACGATTCAGCCAAAGGGTCACACATACCCAACAATGGCGAGCACTGGACTGACTGGATACCCGAGCGCATCAAGCAGCCTATCCACGATGCGTTCATGGAGATACCGCACAAGCCTAAAGCCAAGCGCAAGATACCTTTCTTGCGGACAGTCACGCCTGCCCAACATCTAAACGCCAAGTTCAGGCTATACAACGCCACAAGAAAAGAACTAGAGACGCTTGAGCGAAGCAACATCTTTGCGTTCGATGAAAAAAAAGAAGCCAAGATAGCGCAAATGAAAGAAGCTCTCAAGATTATTGACGCTCTTGAGGAGAACCAGCACGTCCCTGCTACATGGCACACGATAGTGGGGAACATCTGAGAGCAACCAGTTTCACTGATGGGGACATTTGTCCCCATTGGGAATCCCTGTGGAATCCACGTGGAATCCCTTTAACGCAACGCCTGACGGCGCCGAGCATCACGCTCATACTAAAAACTCAAGGAGAAAACCATGGCAACTAAACCTAAACACCGCACCAACATCCAGTTCATAACCGATCTGATGTCCCACTCACAACAAGGCGTACTCATGCAGGCGTACCTGATCGAGGCGATACACGCCTACTCAAAACAAACCAAGGTCGCACCGCCATGGTCTACCGATAACACGTTCATCAGCGAAGCTGCTTGGCGTGCCTGTGCTGACGAGGCGCTCGAAGCAATCAACAACAGGAGTAAATGAAATGGAACTGAAAGTAATCAAAACAAACGATGGCTACATGGTCGAAGACGATACAGGCGACTATGTCAGTGACACGCTAGGCAACAACCTATTCGATACCCACTCTGAAGCTGAAGACCTGATGCACACGCATCTGATGACATTCGGCACAGATGCAGATAACGGAATGGAGTAAGTAAAACCCAACGGGGACAGGGACAAATGTCCCCATTCATAGCAACTCAAGGAGAAAACGATATGTCTACAACAGACAACACATACGACTGGCAAGAGATGGTAACCATCATGATTCATGCACGCGAGGCCATACGCAAAACTGATGGCATCCTCAGACGGGCATGGCATCTCTCGGATGACGAGGATGAGATGGAGGCAATCAGCATCAAGCGCGATGCTAGGTACTGGATCATTCGTGAGATGGACAAGTACCCCATGCACCCCGTCATTGATGCGGCCATCAAGCTCGTGCGTCCCATCGACTGGCATCAACTGCTGCTTGAATGGCCACACATATCCGAGGGCGACCGCACCCGCATCGCCTACACACAGAACGAGGCCAAGGGTCAGAAGAACGTACAGACTGTCACCTCGGTGGGCAAGTACCTCAACAGGCACTTCGACCTGCCCGATCACACCATACGTGATCTCGTTGCGCGTCACGGGTCAGCGGCTCGCTTCCAGTTCGTACATACTACTGCCGAGATGATCTACCACTTGCATCGGGGCCCAGGTTCTTGCATGGTCTGGCGTGAGGACAGGGGCATCCGCTGTTCTGACAGCGTGAATCGTCACCCCTATGAGGCATACGATCCCAAGTATGGCTGGCACATGGCGGTGCGCATCGAGGGCGATGAGACTGTTGGCCGTGCGCTATGTATGACCAGCCCCACTGACGACAAGAAGTACTACGTCAGGACATACGCTCGGCCATCCAACAACGGCGGGTACAGCGAGACCGACAACGGCATGGAGAACTGGCTCACCGAGCAGGGCTACCGCAAGCGCGACTGCTGGCAGGAAGGCGAGAAGATGGCCTATCACGAGACGAGCGATCACTTCCTTGCACCCTTCCTTGACGGCGGTGAGAAGCGTGTGACGATTGACGTAGGCAACAGGTGTGTTGTGGTCGATGCCCAAGGCGAGTATGTCTGCGATCAGACAGGCGGTTGCCCAACGGACGACAGCGGTGACTACTTCGACTGCGAGGACTGCGGTGATCGTACCGATGACAATGATGGCTACTGGGTCGGACGAGGTGAGGACACCCGTGTCTGTGAGTCGTGTCTCAGTAACGACTACACCTATGTGTACGGCAGACGAGGCCATCAGTACCATGTACCCAACGACAATGCGGTGTATGTCGAGTCTCAAAGCGAGCACTATGACGTTGACTACCTTGATGACAACGAGATCATCGAGCTTAACAATGGCGAGTACGTCCCTCTTGATGAGGCCATCGAGGTTGACGGCGATTGGTATCACGTAGACGATGACCGCATATGCCGTACCGAGGACACCGATGAGTTCTTGCGTATCAATGACGGGTGCTGGCAATGCGAGGAGTCGGGCAACTGGTACACCGATGCCGTTGACTTCGTTGAGGTAGATGGCGACAAGTACCACCCTGACTACGCCCCTGCTACTGACGATGAGGATGAGGACGGCGATACAGCCGTAGCTGTTGCCCCTGTCGTTACTAAGCCCGAGGCCACCATGCTGACGATGGAGATGCTCAGTGAGGTAGCTCTGGTGGAGGACTACACCGTTGCGGGTTCGTTCGTTCGCTTCGGCATGACCATACTGCATGACGGGGTTCAGTTGTTCGCACATCGTGATGTACCTGCTTATCACATCCAGACCTTTGGCTTCGACCAAACACGCATTGATATGCGCAAGATCATCAGCACCGAGTTGATGCACATGGCATCGATCAACGCCAATCTCAAACTTGAATCAACCGACACAATCTAAGGAAACAATCATGGCTAAGAAAATCAAACCACAACCCATCATCGTACGCACACTTGAACGTGCGCTATCCCGTAAGCGTCCACACAAAACGCATGAGGTATCCAACTTCACCGCATGGCTGTTCGAGCACCTGCCTGCTGAACTCAAGTCATTCACATTCGTGGATGGTGCGGGTAACTTGCACATCGATGCGCGTGGTGCGGGTAGCCGTACTCTGTTCATCGCTCACGTTGACACAGTACACAAGGACACGGGCGTCAACCTCATCAAGAAGACGCAGACCCACTGGTATGCCAACGGCGCCCCTCTCGGTGCTGACGATGGTGCTGGCTGTGCCATGCTCATGCACTTGATCCACTCAGGTGTCAAGGGCTACTACATCTTCAGCCAAGGCGAGGAGTGCGGGGGCATCGGTGCCAAGTTCATCGCCAAGAACAACTCAGCCCTGCTCAAGCAGTTCGACCGAGCCATCGCGTTCGACAGGCGCGGTATCGACAGTGTCATCAGTCATCAGGGTATGGGTAGGTGTGCGTCAGATACATTTTGCCAAGCCCTTGCGTCTGCGCTCAACGAGCACAACGACAACCTGATGTACTCGCCTGACGACACGGGTGTGTACACAGACACCGCTGAGTTCACCGATGACATACCTGAGTGCACCAACATCAGTGTCGGCTACTACAACGAGCATGGTGATCGTGAGAACCTTGACATCGTGCACTTTGCTGCCCTCGCTATTGCCGTGGCCAAGCTTGACTGGGAGGCACTGCCTACTGATCGTGACCCCACGATTGATGACTACAAGGACTACGGTTACGCCACATACAACAAGGACTGGTGGTCAAGCTACGGCGTGTACAAGGACGACAAGGATGGCATGGGCGCTAAGAACGATCTGATTGTGCCAGTCAAATGGCATGACGACGATGAGTACTTTGAGACAGAGATTCTGTTCGATGCTCTCTACGATGCGCAAGCTGGGTACTACGACGACATCATCAACCTGATCGCCGAGTGTGTGTACCCCGAAGATCCAGTGTTTGCAATCAAGTTCTTGAGCAAGCGCAAGCTGACTGACGATTTATTAGAAGAGGCCAAGCAAATGGCCCGAGCCTACGACGCACCGACTGTGCTGTGCACACTGTTCGATGCTATTCATTGTGAAGCTTAACCAAAGGAGAAAGTAGATGAAACCTGAAACACGTATCAAGATTGAGTACCGCAAGTGGTGCAAGGATACCTTTGCCGATTACAGGGTCAAAGATTTTCCATGCCAAGGGCGGATGTATGAAATATGGAAAGCGGCTTGGATTGCAAGCGCAATACTTATCAAGGAGGAAGCAATGAAGTACGTAGTTAGAAACCACAACGGCACCCTCTTAGGGGTGTTCAAGACCAAGCGTGCGGCTGAGAAAGAAGCCAAAGAGTATCGATACCAAACAGGCAACCCCGCCTACATAGAAAAGGAGGAAGTAAATGACTGCAATGACTAAGACGCAAATGGTGGAAGCCTGCGCTGACTACGAGGTGAATTGGTTCTTTGACAGAGAACCTGCGGAACAAAGAGAAGTGTTCCGCCACATCATGTTGCATGGTATTCGTGGATTCAAGAACTACCCTGACGATAGCTTGTTTACAGTTTGTGTAGACAAGGGTGTATTTTTAATGGAGGAATAAAATGAAACGCTACTACATACAAGCAAGCTACGTCGTATGGTGCGACGCCATCGTTGAAGCAGAGAACGAAGAGGAGGCACGGGCATTAGCTGTAGCCATGGACGGCAGTGACTTCGAGCCTACTGGCGGGGGTGATTGGACTGTTGACTGCATAACTGAAACATCATGGGAGTATGTATGAACGGACTAGACACACACTACGCCAACATGTTGGCAGATCATCAACGCATGCTCGATGAGCAAGCACAAAAGGAGGAAGAGATGGATAGTTTCAAAGACAAGATAGCGTTGCTACTTGAAGAGAACCACCCCGCTGAGTTGGAGAGGCTTACGGGTGTGGACGATACAACGTGCAAGAAGGTTGTGCACCAGCTATACATGGAAGGGTTCAATGACCAGAACTGTTGGGAACCTGAGAGGGTAGGTGACATCTGGGTCATCTTTGGCAAAAACTTCTCGGGTGAGTGGATAGATGAGGAGGGCGAGTATCGAGGGTTCGATACCAAGCGTGAGGCTAACGATTACATCAAGGAGACATTCAAATGACACCAGAAGAAATTGAAGCACGCTACGGCAAGGACGCATTGGATAAGCTGTACGACTGTTTGCTACAAAACCCTGTGCATGAGTTGGCTGATTGGATACTCACGTTCTACGATGAGCAGGCCATTGATGCGTGGATCAAACAATTAAAAGCTGACGAGGAGGACGCATCATGCTGACACCATGGGAAAAACTAGAAAGAGTAGTACTTTTAGTTGCGGTAATAGTACTAATAACCGATATTTATTATTGGAGACCCTATTGACATCTGTCTACTCTTGGACAAATAATGCACACACAAGGAGAAAATAATGCAAAACACACCCTACGACACGGGTAAGGTCAAGATTGGCCTTACCTATACACCACCACCCCCTGAATGTACGCCTGAGTCCGACTGGATACAGGGCATATTGCTTGGCGACAAGCAGGGGATGGATGATCTACTACTCACCACAATACAGTCCATTGGACTCATTGCTTTCATCGTAATCGTCATGCTACTTACAGGAGGAACCTCAAATGCCTGACATCCAAACCGCCTTCAAATCGGCACTAACTAGAACCCTAACTGAGTGGGATGATGATGAGGGGACACCTGTCCCCGTTCCTTCTTCAAAGCAACCAGTTTCACTCTCTTCTGTACCAACTCAGGGAATTCCCATGAAGAAAACTTTTAATGTGACTAACAACGTATCACGCGTAACCTTCGACTACATCAAGAACAACCCCGGCTCCACACGCAAGGAGATCATCACGGCCTTGGAGCACGAAGGGTTCGGGGGTGGGTCAGTCTCTAGCCTGATCGCGCAGATGCGTCGCAACAAAATGATCCACGAAACCAACGGCCTGCACTACGCAGACATCAATGAGTATCGCCCCATCAAAACCCTCAAAGCTATTAACAAGGAGAAAGAAGCACAAGCACCTAAACGCAAGTACGAGAAGAAAGCCGTGACAGGCATTGGTGCGCTATTACGCGAGAAGCTAGAGAATATGCCTGAACCTAGCCAAGATGCGCTTGATGCTGCTGCCTATGCCATGGGTACTGCGCGTGTGGACGTAAACAAACGCATGGTTTCCCTCGTGCGTACCCAAGACCCTGACGAGATCATTAAGAGGCTGACTGTGTTCCAAGCGCGGGAGTTGTACGACCGCCTCAAGCAAATTTTTAGCGCGTAATTTAAAAACATCAAGGAGAAAATAAAATGGCTACCAAAAATCAAATCGAAACAACATACGTAATTTCCCCACCCAAGTTTGCTACTGTGGACTTGATACTGGAGGGCATTGCACCGCTGGTGGTGGAGCGCTTTAGCAAGAAGGCCGAACTCATGGCCAAGATGCAGGAGGGCCCATCGTCCAAGAGCAAGAAGGTACGTGAAGCCCGCGACTATGACAGAGAGGCAGAAGACGCACGCTACCGCAGTATGGAGAACTGGGAGGGTGTTAACGCCGCCGCATTCCGTGCGGCCATGATCTCAGCGTGCCGTCTGGTTGGGTTCAAGATGACGCTTGCAAAGCTCTCGACGTTCGTGGAAGCGGATGGTTGGGACAAGCAAGACGGCATACCGCTTGTGCGTATCTATGGCAAGAGCGATGTGTACACAGCGCACACTAGAAATGCAACAGGCGTGGTCGATGTACGCTCGCGTCCAATGTATCGTGAGTGGGCGGCCAAACTGCGTGTCAGGTTCGACATGGATCAGTTTAAGATGGTGGATGTAATTAACCTTGTGAGTCGTTGCGGCTTACAAGTAGGGATTGGTGCAGGCAGACCCGACAGTAAGGCTAGCGCTGGATGTGGGTTCGGTCTGTTCCAAGTAGTGGAGAGCAATCGAGAGGTTGCTGTCAAAGCCAAGTTCAGTATCCAGTAAGCTGAACACCGAGGCAGGCTAGGTGCGTAGCGGTTCGTTACGGCTTGGCTTGGCGCGGTATGGTGTGGCTGGGCACGGCAGGACTGGCGCGGCTCGAAGCGGAAGGGTCTGGCGCGGTGTGGTTTCGCAAGGCAGGACTGGCGGGGCTCGGCGCGGAAGGGTCTGGCGCGGTGTGGCTTGGAGAGGAATAGCATGGCAGGCTTGGTTCGTCAAGGCGCGGTAAGGCATGGCAAGGCACGGCTCGGTTTGGCATGGCAAGGCAGGCGAGGACTGGCGGGGCGAGGACTGGCTAGGACGAGTGAGGCATGGCAAGGCAGGCACGGCTCGTTATGGCGGGGCTTGGTAGCGACCGGTTTGGCTCGGCAAGGCAGGCATGGATAGGCGCGGATCGGCGCGGTCAGGCTCGGCTTGATAAGGTGTGGTTTCGCATGGCAGGCGTGGCCGGGATTGGCTAGGAGCGGTCGGGCCCGGTTTGGCAAGGCAGGCATGGCAAGGCTAGGCATGGTAAGGCATGGACAGGTTTGGCACAGCACGGCAGGCGAGGCATGGTCTGGAAGGGTATGGCGCGGATGGGCACAGCAAGGCAGGCGAGGCGAGGCGCGGTCAGGCGTGGTGTGGTACTGCAAGGTACGGCAGGCACGGCAAACAGTATGGCTCGTTTAGGCATGGTGTGGTAGGGCTTGGCAGGCACCGTGGGGAGTGGCGGGGCGTGTTCGGGTTGGGCGGGGTGTGGCGGAGCAAGGCACGGAATAGCAGGCACCCCTTTATTTTTTAACAAGGAGAAAACTATGAATGAAGAACGCAAGTATTTAGAACAGATGGCACGCCGCAACAACGGCGTGCTGATGATTGATGACGTCTTACAGGCGGCGCAGGATGAAGACAACATTCTGCATCGTCACTTTGAATGGGACGACACCGAGGCGGCCAAGCAGTTCCGAAGGGAACAGGCGCGGTCATTGATTCAGAGATGCAAGATCACAGTGCTGGACAGCACCCCTACCCATGTCCGTGCATTTATCAGCTTGCCCTCTGATCGAGAGTCTGGCGGCGGCTACCGCATGACGGCCAACGTGCTTGGCAACGAAGACATGAAGGAAGAGTTCATGCACGACATCCAGTTGACCATCGCCCGCTGGACGAAGAAGCTGCACCTGATTGATATAGACCTTGCCAAGCTGATTGTGCAACTTGACACAGAACTTAAACACCGCCAATTTAAAGAGGAAGCAGAGGCGCGCATATGAGTGACACACTATTTAACAAAGAAGATTTTGACAACATCTTTGGCACGCCCAAAGTGCAAATCAAACCAGACCCGATGATACGCAACGCCGTGCTTGAGGAAGTGGCGCTTGAGTTCGATGCCATGCGCATTGCCTTTGGTGACACAGCACACAGCTTTGCCACGTATGTGAGGGACATGAAAACATGAACGGTTTTGTTAGGCGGCAGTTGGCTATTGGTAGCACGCAACCCGTGCACAAGTACAAAGAGTGTGCACGGTGCAATGAAACGAAACCACCCGAGGGCGGGATTCAACTGAGCCAAACTAAATGGCACTGCGCAAGATGCTGGGCCAACGGAGTAATAAGCAGGAACTTAAAGAATGCCAAGACCTAAACCACCTGAGAAGTTAATAGGAAGACAAGTCCGAATGTCTGACAGACAGTGGATCATACTTAACCAACTAGGCGGTGCTGAATGGTTGCGTGGCTTGCTTGATAAGAAAGCACCCATGCCCAAGAAGTACTACGACAACGAACTGGCGCGTTTGCAAAACCCTGCTGATGCGGCATTTCTAAACAGAAAGAGAGAGATCAATGACTGATGTAGAAAATCTTAAAAAGAAAGATTGGATAATCTTGCGGCTCTTGTACCTCATACTGGCGTCAGACCCTAGCGCTGTTTTCTTGCCTGATGTGAAGAAGGCAACGGACGCCTATGGGTACAGGACTTTGTTGAAAGCGTTTGAACTACTCAACAGAGAGATCGCCAATGACGGCGTAACTTTTGGCAACCCCGAGGTCAACCTGACAAGGTATGTAGAAGCCAATGGGGGACGCGATGGCCTCGACACCTGAGTGGAAAGTAAAGAAGGCGGTACGGCTGTTGCTTGACAAGCTAGGCGTGTACCACTTCATGCCCCCTGCTAACGGCTTTGGCCGTGCAGGGATACCTGACATCATTGGCTGCATGGACGGACACTTCATCGCCATCGAGTGCAAGGCAGGCAAGGGGCAGACCACTGCGCTACAGGACAGAGAACTCAACGCCATCCTCAACCATGGCGGGACAGTATTCATTGCCCGTGAGCACAACATACCGGACTTAGAGCTATTGCTCAAGGAGAAACAAAATGAACTACGAGGACTATGAAGGCTCAATGTCTGAGGCAGAACTGCACCGCAGGGTGACGGCCATGTCAGACGAAGAGCAAGCACACTTCAAGCTACTTATCCACAAACTGGTGATGTGCTATGGCGAAGGTAAAGCGCAAGGCGTGGTCATCGTTGGCCGCGCTGAAGATCAGATGGCAGGAGTCGTTACCCTCAACTGTAACGAGATGGAGGCGTCGCAACTCATGTTGGCGGCAAACGATTTTTTCGGCTTTTTAAATCTTATGGACGCACCACCCAAGGAGAACTTTAATTGAAACAAATAGCATGGTACGACCCAACTAACGGCATGGTCAGCACAGACAAAGACAGCCCTTTGTTTACACCGCTTGGTCAGGTGTGGCCTTTGTATCTACCGCGCACATGGACTGGGCTGACGTATGAGGAGCAGCGTGAGCTTTACAAGAAACACGACATGGATGGATGGGGTCATTTTTACAACGCCATTGAAGCCAAACTTAAGGAGAAGAACACATGACAATAATTGACAGAGGATGCTGGGAGCGTGGATGCGCTTGCTACGACAGCCGAGTAGCTGACGAAACAGTTGACGTGGTAGAGAAGCGTGAGTGGGTCAACCTGACCAGCGAAGAGATCGGTGAGATATACCGAGTCGGGTGGGCTGCCAACATGGAACTGGCCCGAGCCATTGAAGCAAAACTAAGGGAGAAGAATGAGCGCACCATATAAACAGATCATCACGATCGACTTCGAAACCTACTGGGACACCAAGGAAGGTTACACGCTCAGCAAGATGACAACAGAGGAGTACATACGCCATGATAAATTTAGAGCGTTCGGAGCTTGCGTCCATGTATACGGAAGCGATGAACCAATTAGATGGTTTGGAGATGCAGAGTTACGTGAGTACCTTGATGGGGTCGACTGGGGACGAACCGCAGTGCTTGCCCATAACGCACAGTTCGATGTATCAATTATGGAGTGGAAGTACAACGCCCGACCATGTTTCATCTTCGACACGCTATCGATGGCGCGAGCTTTACGGGGCGTGGAAGTTGGAAATTCACTTGCAAAACTTGCTAGAGACTTCGGTCTCCCCGATAAGGGAACAGCGGTTCATTCAACTAACGGAGTTCACGAGTTGGACGCCACGCTCGAAAGAGAACTCGCTGAGTACTGCAAACATGATGTGTTTCTGTGCGAAGAAATATTCACAAGGCTGGCTGTATCCTACCCATCGAAGGAGTTACGCCTTGTGGACATGACTCTGAAAATGTACACCCGTGCGTGCTTGCAGCTTGACCCCAACATGCTGACCGACGCCATACTAGATGAAAAGGAAAAACGTGAAGCACTATTACAAAAGCTCGGCGTGGAAGAGACTGCGTTGGCATCGAATCCGCAGTTTGCTGCACTACTTGAGAAACTCAATGTGGTTCCGCCAACCAAGACAAGTAAGACGACCGGCAAAGAAACTCTCGCACTTGCTAAAAACGATGCCCTATTTCAAGCGCTCCTTAATGGTGAACGTGAAGACGTTGCCCTACTTTGTGAAGCGCGTCTTCGGGTTAAATCGACAACCGAGCGTACAAGGGCTCAGAGATTCCTTGACATTAGTCAACGCGGAGCCTTACCAGTCCCTCTCTCATACTACGGTGCGCAGACGGGTAGGTGGACGGCGAGTAAGGGTTCGGCCATCAACATGCAAAACCTCAAGCGAGGCTCGTTCCTTCGCAAAGCGATTATGGCTCCCGCTGGCCACCAACTCGTCGTCGGAGATCTATCGCAGATTGAGCCGCGAGTTCTGGCGTGGCTTTCAGACTACACAGACATGCTGGACATCTTCAGGGCCGGTGGTGACCCTTACGCCGCGTTCGGAGCGCAGATGTTCAACATACCCGGACTTAGTAAGGAGTCTCACCCTGACCTTCGGCAATCTGCGAAGAGCGCGTTGCTTGGCTGTGGATACGGTCTTGGCTGGGCGGCTTTTAGTTCTCAACTCCTCACAGGATTCCTTGGGGCGCCACCACAACGCTACGACTTGGCCTTCGCAAAAAAGCTTGGTGTTACTCAGCAAGCAGCGCAGAAATTCCTTGATTGGGAAGTCAACGCGGAGAAGCTCCAAGACATCCCGCACACCTGCACGACCAAGGAGTTGGTCATCCATTGTCTAGCGGCCAAGGCCATCATCGACAAATACCGATCAACGGCAACACCTGTTGTGGATTTTTGGGACTTAAACACTCAGCTTATTGGTGAGTGTCTGTACAAGGGGCGGGAGTACAAGCACAAGTGCCTGATCTACCGCAAGGGCGAGATCGAGCTACCCAAAATAACCAACAATGTCACGCAGGGCGTAGCGAGATGCGTGATGACTGATGGTATGGTGCGTACTGCAAAGAGATACTTTGTGGCGGGAACAGTGCATGACGAGCAGATCGTTGTGGTTCCTGATGCAGAGGTGCAAGAAGCTAAGACTTGGGTCTTGGCTCAAATGACTATGGAGCCGCCTTATATGCCGGGCATTCCATTGGACGCTGACGGTGGCGCACACCGTAGGTATGGGTTAGCAAAAAACTAAGGAGAAGAATGAAGTTACCAACAAGAATGAGAGTCGGCAAGAAGTGGTACAGCGTGGAGGTGGTGGAAGCCATGCTCCACCGCCGAGATATGGGGCGCACGTTCTACCCAGAGCAGTGCATCCGTCTTGGCAAGGCCAGCAACATCACAGGACGCAAGTTCACCAAGGATGAGTTGGCCGACACCTTCTGGCACGAAGTCACACACGCCATACTGGAGGACATGGGACAGCACGAGTTGAACCGCAACGAAGCGTTTGTCACACAGTTTGCCAACCGATTAACAGTAGCCATCAAGACAGCGAAGTTTGAATGAAAAAACCAGCATGGTCACACAGCAGCCTAAAAGATTTTGAGGGCTGCCAACGCAGGTATCACGAGGTCAAGGTCTTAAAGAAGTACCCCTTCCAAGAGACTGAGGCCACGCGCTACGGCAATCAGGTACATCAGGCCATCGAAGACTACATCAGGGACAAGAAGCCGATACCACCTGAGTATGCGCAGTTCCAGCCTGTGGTGGACGCCATGCTAGGTAAGCCCGGACGGGCTCTTGCTGAGTACGAGATGGCGCTGACTGTGGACTTACGCCCTACCAACTGGAAGGCACCAGACGTATGGGTTAGGGGTATTGCCGACATCCTGGTCATTGATGATGAGAACCTTACGGCGTGGGTGGGGGACTGGAAAACTGGCAACAACAAGTACCCCGACAGGGATCAGCTTGTGCTGATGTCGCTTATGGTTTTTGCTCACTTTCCTCACATCCGTAAGGTCAACTCTGCGTTGCTGTTCATTGTTAAAAATGATATGGTCAAGATGCAGATGACACGAGATCAATCTGAAGCCTTCTGGTGGAAGTATCGTGAGCGTACTGCACGGCTCGAAGCATGCTTTGAGAACAACGTATGGAACCCCAATCAAACCCCACTTTGCGGATGGTGTCAGGTCACCGGATGCGAGTTCAACCCTAAACACTAGGAGCAATGATGACACAGACCAACGGCAAGCGTGACTACAAACACGCCTACAAACTTCAAAAGAAAACAGGCGAGACAGCCGATCAAGTCGAGCGTCAGAAAGCACGGCGTGCCTATGACAAGAAGGGTGTTGATCGTGCAGGCAAGGACATCGATCACATCAAACCCCTGCGTGCAGGGGGCAAGTCAGTGGCCGGTAATACCCGCCTCCGTAGTAAGAGCGCCAACCAGAGCGACAACGGAAAATAATAGCTTGGAGAAGCAATGGAAATCGTAGAAGACAAAGCACTTATCTTACGCACAAGGAACCCGCACAAGTACTCAATCATCCCAAAGAGCATGACAACGCCCCGTGCAGACGGAGGCTACGATGTTGCTGTTTACTGGGGTCTTGACGAAGCGCGGGTGTTGCGTAACCTAGGTGTCAAAGATGTACCCTCGCCTATCACTAGGCGCTATGACTGGCCGGGGCGTTACAAGCCCATGGCTCACCAGATCGAGACGGCAGCGTTCCTCACGCTGTACAGGAGAGCCTTCGTGTTCTCTGAGCCCGGCACTGGCAAGACGCTGTCCGCGTTGTGGGCGGCTGACTACCTGATGAAGCTCAAGAAGGTGCGTAGGATTCTCATCCTGTGCCCCCTGTCGATCATGCACAGCGCATGGATGGGCGACATCAATAACAGTGTCATTCATCGCTCTGCCGTTATCGCGCACCATGCGCAGGCTAGTCGCCGCATCGAGATGATCCAGCGAGATTACGAAATTGTAATCACGAATTACGAAGGTCTTAACTTGATCGCTGATGAGGTAAAGAACGATGGCCGCTTTGACCTTGTGATTGTGGATGAAGCCAACGCATACAAGACGCCTACTACCCGCAGATGGAAATCACTCAACTCGATCCTGACTCCCAACACTTACCTGTGGATGATGACTGGTACGCCTGCATCGCAGTCGCCTGTGGATGCGTACGGCTTGGCAAAATTAGTCAACCCCGAGGGCGTGCCCAAGTTCTACACAGCGTGGCGAGATCAAGTGATGAACAAGATCACCACGTTTAAGTGGGCGCCCAAGCTCGATGCCAAGGAGAAAGTACACGAGGCTCTACAGCCAGCGATACGCTACACCAAAGCGCAGTGCCTTGACTTGCCGCCAGTGATTACCATGACGCGTGAGATCGCGCTCACTCCTCAACAAGCCAAGTACTACACCATGCTCAAAGACCGCATGCTAGTGCAGGCCGCAGGCGAGACCATCACGGCAGTCAATGCCGCCGCTGGTGTGAGTAAGCTCTTGCAGATCAGTTGTGGCGCGGCCTACACAGACGACAAGGAAGTGGTGGAGTTTGACTCAGCGCCTCGCCTTGCTGTGCTTGAGGAGATACTGGACGAGACAGATCGCAAGGTCATCATCTTCGCGTTGTTCCGAAGCACCATCGACACCATACACAACTACCTCACCAAGAAGGGCATTGTCAATGAGTGCATTCACGGAGACATCACACCAAGCAAACGCGGGCAAACTATCAGCCGCTTTCAGAACGAGCCGAACCCTCGGGTGTTGGTCATGCAGCCTGCGGCTTCTGCCCACGGCATCACGCTGACTGCCGCTGACACTGTGGTGTTCTATGGCCCGTTGATGAGCGTTGAGCAGTACATCCAGTGCTGTGCGCGTGCTGACCGCAAGGGGCAAGACTCAGACAAAGTTACCGTGATTCACATTCAGGGTAGCCCGATTGAGAAGAAGATGTTTAAAGCGTTGGAAGGAAAAGTAAGCGATAACTTACTACTGACCGACATGTTCGAAACCGAAATTAAATCTTGAAAGGGGCTTGTAACGTATAAAAATCTGTGTAAACTGTCCAACCTTAGACAACAAAATAACAGGAGAAGTAATGGAAGAAGAAGCGATACCGTTAGATAGGCTTGTGAAAATATACCGCAAGCTACGCACGCGTATGACCGAACTGACCCAAGCGTACGACACCCAAGCGGAAGTACTTAAAGGCCAACAGGACGAGATCAAGAACGCGATCAAAGAGCAGATGAAGGCCATGGGCGTCACATCTGTTCGCACCACCGAGGGCACGGCAGTCATGTCTGTGAAAACTCGCTATACCACACAAGACTGGGACTCGTTCAAGAAATTTATGATCGAGCACGAGGCCATTGACCTGCTTGAGAAGCGCATTGCGCAACTCAACATGGCGCAGTTCTTAGAAGAAAACCCCGGGGTCGTACCGCCCGGACTCAACTCAGCATCTGAGTATGACATCTCTGTACGCAAACCAACTTAAATGGAAAACAAAATGAGCAATATTGCAATGTTCAATCCCTCAAACGTTCCTGCTTTCGCTAAGAACGCAGAACTCTCAGCAACTACTCTAGCCTTGGCCGGTAACGTGAATGCCGGTAGCGGCATGAAGCGCGTCTCCATCAAGGGTGGTGTGTTCCGCCTGCTTGCAAGCGGCAAGGAGATCGCATCGATTGAAGACCGCCACTTGGATGTCATCATCGTGAAAGCGGCACCCAAGGTCAGCCGTATCTTCTACGCTGGTGGCTACGACAAAGACGCGGCTGCAGCCGCCCCTGACTGCACATCTGCTGATGGTGAGAAGCCCGATGCAGGCGTGAAGAACAAGCAGTCGTCAAGCTGTACAACATGCCCACAAAACATCGCTGGGTCTGGCAATGGTCAAAGCCGTGCCTGCCGCTACCAACAGCGCTTGGCTGTGGTGCTGGCTAACAACCCTGATGGTGATGTCTTGCAGGTCACCCTGCCAGCTACGTCCATCTTTGGCAAGGAAGACGGCGACAAGCGCCCATTGCAGGCATACGCCCGCTACATGGCGGCTCAGACTCCTCCCGTTAACTTGGACGCCATCGTGACGCGCATGAAGTTTGACACCAAGGCCGAGTCTCCCAAGTTGTTCTTCAGCCCAATGCGTTGGTTGACTGATGCCGAGTACGAGTCTGCTGTTGAGCAGTCCAAATCCAAGGACGCTGAGAAGGCCGTGGCTGTTACCCCTGCCTCTGCTGATGGCGTTGTAGCCCCTGCACCCTTGGCTATCGAAGGCAAGCGCCCCATGGGTGCGATGCTCGACGAAGACGAAGCAGAAGCTATGGCTGAAGTCAAAGCCGCCAAGCCCAAGAAAGCCAAGGCCGTTGAGGTCGAGGCTGAAGAAGAACCCGAAGTGCGCAAAGCCGCGGCCAAGGTTGAATCCGTACCAGCTAAGAAGAACAAGCTGGCCGACATCGTTGCTGATTGGGACGATGAGTAACTAAATCGGGGGGAAAATTGGTGAAGCCATGGGGTAAACGTCAACCCTGAGTAACTGCGTATATAAACGGTACGTCTAGCTAGCAAATCCGTTGAGCGTAGCAAATAGTCACCAACTAGTACCCCCACCTATACCACTATGGCTTACTCACAAAAAATCATTGACGAAGTAGCGAAGACACCCAAGTCTCTGGGCAACCAGCTTGGGCGTTGGGCGATCCATCTTGACTTCCCAGTCACGAAGATTGCCTATGCGCTTGGCGTCTCTCGACAGACTGTCTACAACTGGTTTACAGGCACAGAAGTGTTTGTGGCCTATCGTGACCGCGTCGAATTCTTAACTCACATAATGAAGACCTCACGCACAGCAGATGAGGCATGGAGAAAAATATGTACGGAATACAACCTCGATCCCTCACAACGCAAGAGCTAATCCGCTTTAGCGCCGAACTCATTGAACTTGATACAGGAATGCCCAAAGATTGGCAACTGGAAGTGCTACGCCGTTTGACGGTTATGGCTCCTCTTGATGATGCCCAACTTAAAGACGCTCGACAGCTAGAACTGTTCCTGTAACCCCACCAAGGACTTCAATGACTCCGCTTGAGTTTTTAGCGGTTGTTCTGCCGCCGCCAGAATTTGGTCGGTACTGCGTAGCAGAACTCACAAAGAAGGAGCATGCCTTTGTGCATACTCTGGAAGAAACCACAGCGCCAATCAAACGTTGGCACGACAGCAAGTTTGACATTTACTTTGCCTTGGCTACCTTCGGTGACGAGGACAATCGTCTGGCCGTGAACGCTAGATACGTGAAGTCCCTGTTCATTGACATGGATGGCTACGTCTCAAAGAAAGATGCCGCGCTTGCGCTTCACGCGTTCTTGGATAAGACGGGGCTAGATACCCTAGGCACGCCCTATGTAGTGGCGTCTGGTGGCGGCTTGCACTGCTACTGGCCACTGACTGAGGCCGTACCTATCGAGTCTTGGAAGCCTGTGGCCGAGAACTTCAAGCGCCTGTGCAAACAGGAAGGCTTGGCAATTGACATGACTGTGACGGCTGATGCCGCCCGAGTCTTGCGTGTGCCTGAGACCACCAACTTCAAGAAGAAGTACGCGACGCCGCGCGCCGTGCGCCTACTGACTCAAGGTGATACGTTCAGCTTCGACATACTAGCCGAGCTAGTCAGGGACAAGCTTGTTGGCTCTGTGTATGAGGCGCAAGCTACACCTTCCCTGAACCTTCCCGGAGCCCGTCCGTCTGCTGCCACTCCTGTATCCGCAACCAGTGTCAAGCTCTTTGAAAACAGTGTGACCAAGTTCAAACCAATTTGGCTGGCCACGCAAAACGCTCGGGGTTGCGGCCAGTTGGCCAACTACGTTGAGCATGCGCAGGAAGAAGGCATGGAGCCGATCTGGAGAGGACTCCTGTCATGGACAAAGGTCTGTGAGGATGGCAACAAGGCGGCGGTGTGGCTGAGCAAGATGCACCCGTACGAGCCTGAGCGCATGAACCAAAAGCTTCAGAGCATCAAAGGCCCCTACCCCTGCATCAAGATGGACAGCGAGAACCCCGGCATCTGCCCAACGTGTACGCACTGGGGCAAGATCACCAACCCACTGATCCTAGGTCGTGAGTTGGCTGTCGAGGTGGAGGAGAAAGAAATTGAGGTAAAACTTTCAAGTGAAAGCACAGTCACCGAGAAAGAAACCATCAAGGTCATGCGCCCAACACCGCCACGCGGGTACTCTTATGGAGCCAACGGCGGCACGTTCATGGAGCGCACAGTAGAAGACGAAGAAGGCAATAAGTCTAAGAAGCAAGTCATGCTCTTGCCGTACGAGTTATTCGTAGTCGACATTCTCAATAGCAACAACGACCACACTGTGCACATGATTGCGCTCAAACCTGATGGCGCAGTGAACATCACGATGCCTCAGAAGGCTATCGTCAGCAAGGACGAGACAGTTAAATCACTGGCTAGTCAAAACATCGTAGCCGCATTTGGTGCAGGCAATGATAAAAATTTATCTGAATACATAAGGGCATGTGTGGAAGAAGCTAGTACAAACAAACCTGCCATCAAGGTGCCTGACAGCTACGGCTGGCAGACTGACAACACGTACGTGTATGCAGGGCGCATCTTCAGTAAAGGCAAACCGCCAGTCAAGGTTCCAATGCCGGGTCTGGAGAACATCACCGTCAACACCGAGCCCAAGGGCACAATGGAAGCATGGCGTGACTTTATAAATCTGTTGATTGCCAAGAAGATGTGGGGGCACATTGCTGTGATCCTTGCCGGTGCTGGCGCACCATTCATGCGCTTTACAGGCATCTACGGGATGACCTATCATTGCGCATCCACGGAGTCGGGGACGGGTAAAACTTTGTCTCTCGAAGCCGCCGCATCAGTCTGGGGACACCCAACCCACTACCGCACAGGCAAGAGCACTTCTCCTGTGGCCATGCAACAGCGCTTGGGTTTGCTCAACAGTCATCCACTTATCACGGATGAGATCACCGCCAAGAACAGAGCCGCCCCCGAGTGGTTGCCTGAGTTTCTCTTGGACATGACCGAGGGTCGGGGCAAGGAGCGTATGGAGTCCGGCTCCAACAAAGAGCGCCTGAACCTTTCGACATGGATGACTGTGTGCCTGATGTCATCTAACACGCACGTTGTGGACTACTTGACCGGAGGCCGTGACCACTCATCTGAGGGCGAGCTTCGCCGCTTGCTTGAGTTTACTTTTGAGGAAGAGTTGTCATGGGAGCCCCATGAGATTGAGATCATCAAGTCTTTGCAGCACAACTATGGCGTAGCGGGTTACAAACTGGCTGAGTACATGGTCAACAATGTGGACGAGTTCCCTACATCTGTGCGCGAAGCGGTGACAGCCATGTACACAGAGTTCAACGCAACCAATGATGAGCGCTTTTGGATGGCGGGTATCGGAACCGCAGTGCATGCACGTAATGCTTTCAAGGCCGCAGGCATTGTCGAGATCCCCCTGCGCCCTGTCTTGAACGCCTTTAAGAAGGTTGTGGCCACCATGCGTGCCAGTATGAAGAACAGCGTGCGTAACGCAGAAGACATACTAAACGCCTACACTCGTGAGAGTTACGGCAGTTTCATCGTAGTGCGCCCAAGCGAAGGCGGCTTGATGGCTGAGTTGGGTAACGGCCAGACCATTGACCAGTCAATTACCCGCAACAAGATTCTAGGGCGTGTGGAGCACGGCATGACCAAGGGCTACGTGGACTACTTTATTGAGGAGCAGTTGCTTAAATCTTATTGCGCCTCTACGAGTTTCGGTTACGCTTCATTTAAGCGCCAGCTTGAGGATACGTTTACTGTTGAGTTCTTAAAGAAGAATATGACCGCCAAGACCAAGGGGCCACCGATGCGTGTTACTGTGATGCGCGTCAGACGTAAGATGGACGAAGTCGATGAAACTATCCTTAATCCAGTTCCCGTGGACGAAGATTGAAAAAGGGCAGGGGTTCTTTATCCCCTGCCTTGACACCGACCCTGTGCGTGAACTTGGCTTGAAGAGAGCTACCCTCAGTAGAGTTCTGGACGCCCGTGCTAAGACGGGCATCTATCAAGGCTTTACGGGGGTATTATTTTATCGACTGCCCCGCGCATCGTCTCCGCGTACCTGATCTTGATCTTGCGGATGTCATCCAAGCGCTCACGTTTCTGTTCGCCGTCCAAGTTAGAAGCGCGGATGGCTCTCTCGTACTGTGACATCTCGGCCATCGTAGTTGTGAAGTCGTGAGCAATCTCACCTGCCTCGTACTGCTTGGCTTTAGAGTCAATGAGTTCCATCGCCTTGGACTTCTCTCCTCTTTCAAGCAAATCGTCCACGGTGGCTTTAACTTTGGAGAACTCCTGCATCCTGTCGTATGCGCGGTTGATGATGCCGCCAGCATCGTTTGGCTGGAACGCACCGCCCACCAATGGCATTTCCGACAAACGCTTAAACGCTTTCTCTGGCGAGTCTGACTTGCCAAAAGGCATGCTGACCGCTTGCAAGAGGGCTATCCCTAGCGTGCCTGTGTAACCCTGCACCAACTGCTCAAGGACGATAGGCGAGACACCCGCAGCAGCGCCGACAGTCTTAGCAACCTGTGAAGTGTTCTCACGGAACTGTGCTTCAGGCAACAGCCTTTCTTCGTGAGGTGACATGATGCCGCGTCCTGTGTAAAACGACTGGCCAAGCCCTGCCTCGATCAACGGCTTCATACCTTGCGGTATGCCGTAGGAAGAACCACCGGGGATGGTGTTTATCAGGATTTGACGGAACGCTTTAACGGCTTCCTCACCGCCATGCTCGTTGACCATTGAGTTGTACAGCGCCTCTGGCAATGCCTTGAAGATGTAACCAATCTCAAACGGGATAGGGAGCTTGATAGGCTCAGACACACCGGGGATGCGTACAAACCAATTGCCGTACTTCTGATCTGGCGTAGCGTTTTTGTAAGCCTCGTCGTCTTGCATCATGGCGGCGTACGCCATCGTACCAGCGGCAATCATCAAGCCCCGAGTCAACAGCTTCTCTTGAATCTTCAAGCGCTCATTGAAAGGCATCTTGCCAAACATAGCTTTGTACAGCACGTTCAGACCTTGAATCTGTGCGTTGAAGAACGGGATCAACGAGTTGGCCATGTGGATGCTAGGAGAAGCACCGCGCTTGGTAAAGTTCATTGACTCAAGCGCCATGTATGTGGCTTCCATCTCGGACAAGCCTTGCTTGATGTAGCTGTTGTACTGCGCACGGCGAGACAACGCATCGGCCTCCATGGAGAAGTTTTCTGCCCTAGACATGAGGTCTGCAAAATTACCCTTACCAGACGCAATGCGGCGCATGATGTCGGTAATATCTGCCGCGCCGCCAGTAAACACCTGACCACCTGTAATGCCTCGGCTCTCAAGCGTGCTCTTGGTTGCGCTTCCAATTTCTTTAAGCGCTCCAGTAACGGGGAAGAAGTCAGCGCCAGACAGTAAGGGAGCCGCCAAGGAGTCACGGAACAACTGACGAGCCGCATACAAAGGCGTTGCTGTCACAGCCTTGCGCAACAACGTGGCTGGAGCCGCTAAAACACGCAGCATAAACGGCATCTGTGTTGGGATACCTTCCATGCCCTTGACCAAGATGTCAGCAGGAACGCCGGCAGCATCGGTATCAATCATGGCGTAGCGGTCTTCACCGTCAACTTTAAACTTAACGACGTCGTTGCCGGAAGTCATCTTGTCCGTGATCTTGGCCATGTCCATGTTCTTTAACTCAAACACAGCGTTCTTTGTGGCTAAGTTACGCAAGCCCATGTCCACCAACATGTTGGTGTTTTGCACCGAGCTAACCATGAAGTCCATGATGGGAGCATCACCGCCAACCAAGTCTTTTAAATACGGCTGCTCTTTAATGTTACCAATACGGACGGGGTTTTCTCCGCCAATCATCAGTTCGACAACACCGTTGCGCTCACGATAGAACGGGATGTAGTCATTGCTCTTGAGCAACATTTCAGCATCGGCTTTACGCATAGCGCCAGTGGCCACAGCAAAGTTAATAAGCCCTTTGTTGTACGTGTTGTACTCTTCACGGGCACGCTCAAAGACATCCTTGATGGTCTTATTGCCTTCAACTGTTGCCAGTACACGATCTAGTTCCGCTTGCGTCACAGTACCGCTAAAGTTCAGTTTGTCTAAGCCAACACGCTTAGCACGCAGAGCCGCCATGTAAGTAGTAAACGTACGGCTGGCGTTGTCGACGCTGCCCATTTCACTTGCGGCGCCTTTGAGAATCTCGGCTACACCGCGCAAGCTGGCGCCTGCTTTGCTCTCAATGATGTACTCTTTCTGGCCATCGGCACGGGTTTTCTCAACCACTTGCAACGCACCATTAGCGGCAGACTGCGCCACAAAGTTCATGCGCTGGTCATACATGCGCAAGTAGTACATCATCTGGATGCCCTTGAGCTTATCCATCGTCTTAGACAGGCGCTCAAATCCTGCAAAGCGGTCGACCAACTGGGTCTCCATGGCCAAGCCTGTGGCGTTGACCTTGATGCTTTCGCTCCAAGTTTTCTGACGGGCAACAATCTTGTTAGAAATGTTAACAATGTCGTCAGACAAAGCCTCAGAGACAAACTCACTCAGGTCTGTCAAAGCGTTCTCGTTAGTAAACTTACCGTCCTTCTGGGCGGCTTCAAACAAAGCTTGAAGTTCACGTTTAGCGGCTAACTGGTCAGCAGATAGCTCGCTCTCAGGCATACGCATGACGCGCTCAACAGCGGCGTGTACACCTTCGTGCAACGCGGTCACTTCATTTAAACCAAACTCTTTGTCCAAAACAATAAACGAGCCGTCAGCAGCGGCTTGGCCGTACACAGCATTGCCGTTGTTGTCAGTTAGATTGTTTTCCAAGTAAACGCGAGTGTTGCCTAACAACATCTTCAGACGCTCAGCCACCGCTTTATTGATTGGGTTGGTCGATGTCTTAGAGATGTTCTGCATGATGGCAGCAGCACTCTGCTCCGTGTCCACCTTGTCTCTGAGCGCAGGGCCTTGCGAAGCTGTAGCGGCTGCTTGGCTTAGTGTGTCTGGGCGATAGATTTCAGCAATACGGGCAACGCCTTTGTTTACTTTGGCAAGTTCGTTGTTTGCCAACTCAATGTTGTCATTGATACGTGTCGTGTTGCTTGTCAGTTTAGCAATACGGTCTTTGTCCCCAGCTTCTTGTGCCACAGCAAGAGCGTCATCGTTTCTTGTTTGCAGGTCTTCCAAGTACGTTAGTCGATCCATTGCACGTTTGAGCGCAGTGTCTTTGTTGGCCTGTCTTTGAGCTTGCAAACCAGTCATAGGACGTGTCGTGCCAGACTGCTTAACGCGACTGTTAGGCGGAAGTGTGCGCTCATCTACAGTCGTCAAGTCACCTGTACGCACATTACCAGCGGTAACGTTTGCCTTGACCACGGGGCCAATCCTACGAGGAGCAAGACGAACGCCGGGTTCTACGGGCTCCAACTCAGGAGCAGGGGCGGCAACAACTGTACGTGCCTGACCTTGAACCGCCATGGGTTCTTCGTAAATATTAGGGCCAACAGGCGTACGCTCAACACCTCGCCTAGCTGAACGCTTGGCTTGAAGCTTCTTCATCTCCTGCTTGTATTTGTTCAACTCTTTAATACGCGAGTCGTATAGCTTCTTCTCAATGCCCTTCTCTTGGCTTCGTGCAGTTACAGCGTCAATGGTTTTCTGTAGCTTGGTGATGCGCTTGTCGATGGCCGCAGTAGCGGCTTGTGCAATCTCTGGCTCGTTGGAGAACAGCTTGGTAAGCTCTTCCATGCGCGTGTTGATGCGCGTAATCTCTGAGTGAGCCTCGGCCTTTTGCTTGGCTGTAGAGTCTTCATCTTTAATGATGGCGTCTTGTTCGTCCAGATTTGCAGGCGATGCGTCCAAGAACTCAATGAGTTGACGGCGCTTCTCAAAAGAAATCTTTTCACCGGGGATCAGTTCCAAGCTCTCACGCTGTGCTTGCGTTTTCTTGCGAACTGCTGCATCACGGGCTTCGCGGTCAGCTTGTGTCTCTTCCTTAGTGGCCAGACGCACATTCTGCTGCTCGGCTACTGCACCTTCTTCACCGCGAATCTGGCGCTGTATATTACGCAAGCTGTCTGACAAGTCAGCAATCTGGCCGGTAAGCGCTTTGATCTTGGTATCGTTTTCAGCAGCGGCTTCTGTTTTAAGTTGCTCTGCTGTGGCAATGTCTTTCTGTGCCTTCTCAATACGGCTACGATCTTGCGTTTCAAACGCTTCGTCCAAGGCCATCTTGGTGTTAACTAGGTTAGTGGCCAAGCCGTCCATCAAAGCCGCTTCGTTTTGAAGCTGCATCTGCAAAGACAAGTCCCTGTCCAAGAACGCTACGATGTGTGACTGGCGTTGGTTACGCGCCACCTGCGCACGATACGCAGTTGTTGCTTTGGCTAGACGCTCTTCCGCAGGGCGGATGTATTCTTTGCGGCGCTCAGAGTAGTCGCTCAAACCTTTACTGAACGAATCCATCTCCAGCTTTGGATGGGCTTTAGCAGGCAACCGCTTGCGCATTTGTATACGCAAGTCACGTTTAGCCGTCACGTATTCTTTACGTGCATCGTACTCAGGCTGGCTGAATGTTTTTGTGTTGGCTTCAACCGCGTCAGCGATGTCTTCAGATGTCTGTGCAGAGAACTCAAACGCAGTGCTTGCTTTGAGATAATCAATCTGGAACTGACGCAACTGGCCATCCAAGACTTTCTCAACACGGCTCAAGCGGCGCTTAGTAGCTTCCAAAATCTGGTTGGCTGCGCCAACATCGGCACCCCTGACGGCTACGGCTTTATCGTACTGATCTTGGGCGGCTTTAAGTTGCTTGGCCAAGCCCTCTGCTTGTGCTTTTAGCGGAGCTAATTGGCGTGTCAGGCGTGCAACAGTCTGGGTAACGATGCCCATGGATGAGCGCAAACCTTGCAATGCTTCGCTGCCTAGATAGTTTTCAAATGCTTGAGCAGACTCAAAAATACGACCTTTGAGTTTATTGCCTTCTAAGTCTAACTCGCCTTGGATGGCAGTCTCTGTGCCACGCGTTGTTGGCTGTGTCTCAGAAATCTTAGCTTTCTCAAGCTGGTCAAGGCGCTCAGTAACACGCGCAGACATTGCCGGATCACTATTACCTGTGACCATGGCGCGGTGCAGCCATGAGGAGATGTCGTCCACCAGTTTTGTTGGGACTGTGCCACGGGCGCTGGGCGGCAGGGCTGTTTCCGTTCCCTCTGATGGGTTGGTCTTGACCACATCAAAGTTGTCAGCCACACGGTTAAGTAGTGTGAGGACTTCAGCAGGCAGGTTGGGCGCGGCAAACGCTTTGTCCATGTCCTTTTGTAAGGCTTCAACAGAGGCTTCTTCGGGCGTATATGTGCGCTCGATAGCCGTGCCTTTTTCTCCAGAGATTGCTTTGTTGCGAATCTGATCCAGACCTTCTTTGATGGTCATGGCGGCAGCATACGGGCTACCAAATGTCCTACGGCCTTCTGTGCGGCCTTCAACTGTTGGGCCTTGCCCGCCTTCGGTACGGAACTCGCCTGTCTGCGTTTGTGAAGGGATCAGGCTTGTCTGGCCTTTCTCGCCCTTGACTTCCGTCAACTCACGCGTGTCGCCAAAGCGGGTAATTAAGTCACGCAACTGGATATTGGCTTCACGCTCAATATCAAGGCGTTCAGCGGCAGGCATAGACGAGCCGCGGTTAAGCTCAATGTCAGCAACAAGATTGTCAAGTACTTGTTTACGCGCAGTATCCAGTTCGTCTTGCTTAACTCTGCCTTTATTAAACTGGCTAACAAGCGTCACCATCTTGGCGTAGGACAGTTCACGGGCATCGGCAACGGCTTGTTTACGCGCTACATCTGCAGGCATCTTAGTACCGGCAAGGGCTCCAGCAACGGGGGCGGTATCAAACTCACCACTTACACCGCTTGCAGTAGGTGCGGCAGCTTTCTCTTTGGCGGCAATTTCTTTGGCTTTTAAGTCTTGCAGTGCGGCAATAGCGTCAGCTTTGGCTTGGCGGTTACCAGCGGCAGTAGCAATCTGCAACTCAGCCATCAGTGCTGAACGGGATTTCGTTGCTAGTGCGCCTGTGCCAGACTGGATGTCGCTACGAACTTCTGGGGCTTCATCGAACAAGGAGTACTGATCTGTGCGAGCAGGCTCCATGCCCTGCATTTCCATGCGTTTAATTTCAGTGCCGGTAGCCGCAGATGTGTCTTTAGGCTCAGCCATGCGAAGCAGGGCGGCAATCTCTGGGTTTACTTTAGCTTGACGCTTGTACTCATCCGAAGATTTGATAGCGTCCATGAAAGACTGCGCCGCAGCACCACGCTCTTGGCCGGCAAACAACGGAGCCATGCGATCAGCCTGCAAGCGTTGCTTGCCTATGCGGAACTCTTCAGGCGTATCTACGCGCTGTTCTTTGGTAGCCTTTAGCCCAAAGTCTTGTTGGACTCCGGGGTACTGCGCCATTTCTTCTTCGTACGTCTTGATCTTGTCCACCAGCTTGCGTGCTTTGGCAGGATCAAAGCCGGGGCCAGCCATGGCTTTGAGTTGATCTTTGGCTTTGCTTAGTCTCTCGCTAATAGCCTTGGCTTCCGCCATGCGGTCAATAGGAACACCGACAAGCGCCAATTCATCAACCGCTTGTTTACGCGCTGTCTCCATGCCCGAGCGTTGGCCAAGCAACTTTTCAAGTTCAGCAATGTCACCTTTAGCGGCGGCATCAGATTCCTTTTGCTGTTGGTCTTCAAGCGCACGGGTCAGGTTGTAGTATTGGTTTTTAAGATCGGCGTACTGCGCGTCTTTGTCCACCTCTGGCATCTTGGTGGTTGTCTCAACTGGCTCAAAGCCGGGGAGCGTGCCTTGCGAAGATTGAAAATATTCTTGCGCTTGAGTATCTTGTGGCAGTGCGGCGGCTTCTTGCTCAATGCCTGCAACACGTTGCTGTTCGTCAGCAACTTTTTGTTGCTCCATGGCCGCTATGCGTGGCAGTGCCGCCCTGTATTCCGTTACTAGATTTTTAAACTCTTCTGATTGTTTCAACTCAGCCAGTTGCTTACGCGCCTCACGCTTGGCTTCAATGCCTGCAAAGTCGTTGGGATCAGTTTTAACTTTGGCTTTAGCGTTTAGATCATCAAATTGTTTTTGATAGTCTGAGTACTTTTGTTGTATCTCTTGCAAGTACTCGGGCGTTTGTTTACGCGCTTCCAACTTGTCAGCTTCTTCTTGCGCTGTCTTAGCTTCTTCTTCCCGTTGTGTGCGTGCTTCTTCTTGCTTTGTAGCAAGCACTTCACCACGCGCACCAGCACGACTAGACAAACGTCCCGCCGCACCAATAGGTGCAAGCAAACCAACTTGGTAGGCAGTCTCGCCGTATTCTTTCAATGCGCTGGCATCAGTTAGGGATAACCCTGCCTGCGCACGCTCCATCATCTGTTGGGCAATTTCAGTTGGAATCTCAGCAAGAGCGCCAGTGGCCGTGCCTTTGGCAAGGGTAGCTAGTAGTTTTTCATCTGCAAGTTTGGTAACTTGCGCGGCAGATTTACCAAAAAACGCTTTCTCTGGAATGCCGGTCAGTTTGCTGACAAGACGGCCACCCAAGGGAATAAACGTACCCGCCACATCCAAGGCGGCTTGAGGAACGGCAGCAGCGCCGGCGGCTCCGGTATCAATCTTAAGAGCTTCGCCCCGACCTTTTTGCTCACTTGCTTGACGCTCAATGTTGCCGCCAAACTGCTGAATTAAAGATGGTAATGCTGCGCCTGCAAGACCGCCAACTACTGTACCGGCAGGGCCAGCAACGGAACCAAGCGCTGCGCCTGCACGAGCACTACCAAATGTGGCGGCAAGGTTAGGGGCTTGTTCAGCAAGAGCCGCAGGGACTTGGCTAATGGCTTCGCCAGCGGCAGACAGAACGCCATCTTTTTCGTAGGCTTTTTTTACTTTGTCAAGGCTAACTTGGTCAGCATAGCGTGTGCCAATGTCTTTGCCGCGTTCTAAGCCGGCAGTGGCGGCTTCTTCAGCAGAACCAGTTAACGCACCGATAGCTGTGCGGCCAGACGAAATCAGGGATTCAATCCCTTTGCCTACCGCAGCGCCTATGCCTTTTTTGGCAAGCCCTACACGTTCGTAAAAGTCCCCCAACTCCATGTCGGGGTAGAACTTGTCATGCAGCGCATCCGCTAATTCCCTATCACTCAGTTCTTTGTATTGAGGATACTTTTGGCGGATC